CAAGATAATAGACGTGTATTTTTCTATGCAGATGATGGATTTTATGAATTAAATGGTGATAGTATATCACCTATTGGTGCAGAAAAAGTTAATAGATTTTTTGATGCTAATTTAAACAAAGCATATACAGATAGAATCTGTGCAGCTGTAGACCCATTTAATCAATTGGCTTTATGGTTGTACCCAAGCGTAAATAATACTAACAATACTACTGGTATTTGTGATAGAATTATTATCTACAATTATGCTACTAAAAAATGGTCTTTAGCAGAAGCTAATGCTAGTACAATCTTTACACAGTTTGTAGGTGCATATACTGTAGAGCTTATGGATATTATATCTGAAAACTTAGATGCAATTAATATAGCATTAGATACAGATTTTTGGAATGGTGGTCAGTTATTCTTAGGTGCAGTAGATAGTGATTACAAAGCAGCTATCTTTTCTGGTACAGGAAATGAAGGTGAAATAGAAACATCTGAATTAGAAATATTTCCTAATCACAGAGCTAGTGTACAAGGAATAAGACCTATTGTAGATGCTACAGCTACAGTCACTTTAAAAACAAGAGACAGATTAGCTAATAGTGTTACAACTTCATCATCTTCTAGTATGAATAGTTCAGGTATGAATCCTGTAAGACAATCTGGAAGATATGTAAAAGTAAATGTTAAAACACCAAGTGGTGTAGTATGGACAAATGCACAAGGAATAGATCTTGTTGCATCTAGATCAGGATTAAGATGACAGATAGTACAGATATAGATAATGTAAGATATTCATTTGAGACTCAAGAGTTCTTTCAAAGACAAATTGAGGAAGCTATCAATGCATTAATTAATGAAAAGAATAATGAAAACAACAAAGCTTTTGCTTGGTTTATGGGGGAATAAATGGCAGGAATAAAAGATTATTCAACAACAGCAGGTAACAACACAACAGTAGGAAGTATTAGTGTAGCAGAAGGTATGCTACCTTCTAACATCAATAATGCTTTTAGAGGGTTAGCATCTGAAATTAGAGAATGGTATAATGACTCACAATGGGTAGAGTATGGTGATGGAGATGGATCATTTACTGCTGCTTATGCATCAGCTACATCTTTTACAATAGCTGGTACAGATGTTACAAGTTTTTATCATGCAAATAGAAGAATTAAACTAACTGCATCAACTCCAGGCACAATCTATGGAACAATCTCTAGCTCATCATTTTCTACAAACACAACAGTAAATGTTACTTGGGATTCAGGATCATTATCAAACGAAGCTATTTCTAATGTATACGTAGGTATACTTTCTAAAACAAACTCATCTATACCTGAAGGTATTGTAGCTACTGCAACTCTTGCAGATGGATCAGTAACAACTGCTAAACTAGCAGCTGACGCTGTAACAAATGCTAAAATAGCAGATGACAGCATAGACTCAGAACACTATGTAGATGGTAGTATTGATACAGCTCATATAGCTGATTCTCAAATCACAGCAGCTAAGATTGGAAGTAGTGCTGTAACTACAGCTAAAATAGATGCTGATGCAGTTACTAATGCTAAAATAGCTGATGATAGTATTGATTCAGAACATTACGTTGATGGATCTATAGACACAGCTCATATTGCAGATGCACAAGTTACTGCAGGAAAATTAGCATCAGATTCAGTTACTACAGCAAAAATTACAGATGCAAATGTTACAACTGCAAAGATTGCAGCAGATGCTATTACAAATGCAAAAATTGCTGACGATGCAATTGATAGTGAACACTACACAGATGGATCTATTGATACTGCACACATAGCAGATGGTAATGTTACACTTGCTAAACTTGCTACAGGTTCAGTAAACTCAGCTAAAATTGTAGATGACTCTATTGTTAATGCAGACATTAATTCTAGTGCAGCAATCGCAGCTACAAAAATTCATGATGGTACAATTTCTAATACAGAGTTTGGTTATCTTAATGGTGTAAGCTCAAATATCCAAACACAAATGGATACAAAAGCAACAACAGCTTATGTTAATGATGCTGTTGCAGGACTAAGAACAAGAATTATAGCTGAATGTGCTACTACAGCAAATGTAGATTTAACTGCTGATTTACAAAATGGTGATACTATTGATGGCGTAACTCTTGTTACTGGAGACAGAGTATTAGTTAAAGATCAATCTACAGGATCAGAAAATGGTTTATATACAGTTGTAGCTAGTGGTACTGCAAGTAGAGATACACAGTTTGACAGTATTGAAGAATTATCAGGTCAAATGGTTGTTGTTAATCAAGGTACTACAAATGATAATAAAATATTTCTTTGCACAACAAACAATACAGCATCATTAGGATCTGATACTATTACATTCTCAGTTATTACACCATCAAATGTTGGTACAGTAACTAGCGTAGGTATAGCTGATGCTGGTGCTGGAGAGTTTACAGTTGGTAGCTCACCTGTTACATCTTCAGGAAATATTACACTTGCAATAAATTCTATTGCAGATTCAAAATTAGCAACTATAAGTACAGCTAACAAAGTCTCAGCAGCTGCTGTAGATATTGATGGAGCTTCAGATATAGGTGCAGATTTAACTACATCAGATCTTATACTTGTAGATGATGGTGCAGGTGGTACTAATAGAAAAGCAGCTTTATCTAGAGTTGTTACATTAATGACTAATCAAGGGTTTACAACAGATGACCCAACAGCTCTAGCAATTGCGTTGGGCTAAACAGGAGGAAATAAATGGCAAATACTTTTAAAGTAAAAACAAATGCAGCAATGCCAGCAAGTGCTGGTACAGCTTTGACTTTGTATACAGTTCCTTCTTCAACAACAACTGTAGTTGTAGGACTTACACTTTGTAATGTTCATACATCAGCAGTAACAGCAACAGTAAAAATTGAATCTGATACTTCTGATACAGAAACAAATGAAAACGTAACAGTTGTAAAAGATGCAAGTATTCCAGCTGGAAGTTCTTTAGAAATTCTATCAGGTGGAAAATATGTGTTACAAACAACTGATGTGTTGAAGATTGATTGTTCAGATTCAGCTAAAATTGATGCAACATTGTCTATAATGGAGATAACGTAAGATGGCTTATATTGGTAAAGAACCAGCAGATAGTTTTATTAGTTTTGCAAAACAAGACTTTACTACAAGTGCAACTACTTCATACACATTGGATAACGCAGTTACTAATGAAAATGAATTAGCACTTTTTATAAACTTTGTAAGACAAGAACCTACTACAGCTTATACTGCTAGTGGTACTACACTAACATTAACATCTGCAACAACAAGTTCAGATGATATGTACTGCGTATATCTTGGACAAGCAAAACAAACTGTAAATGCACCTGATGGTTCTGTTGGAATATCACAGTTATCTGCTACAGGTACAAAAGACGCAACTACATTTTTAAGAGGCGATAACACATTTGCTAGTGCTGGTGGAGATAACACTCCATCTTTTTTTGTAACTTTAAGTGGAGATCAAAGTATTGGAAATGAAAGTTGGACTAAAATTACATTTGATACTGAAACTTGGGATACTGATAGTGCTTTTGCATCAAATAAATTTACAGTTCCAAGTGGTGAAGCTGGTAAATATTATATTGCTGCAAAAACAGCTTTAGAAAACATTGATGATAATGAATTGTCTGCAATAAGCATTTATAAAAATGGTTCTCAAATAGGAACTACACAATTTGAAGCTAGATCACCTGGAACAAATAAAGCTCAATTTCTTGTTGTAAATACTATTTTAGATTTATCTGCAAGTGATTATTTAGAGGTTTATGCTTTTCATGCAGAAGGTGGAAGTGTAAATGCTTTATCTTCAAGAAGTTATTTTGGTGGATATAAATTAATAGGAGTTTAATAAATTATGGCAATAACAAAAATACAATCTGAATCAATGAACCTAGCAGACACTTACGCATTTACAGGAACTGTAACTGGTGCTGGAGAAAGTAATGTTCCTCTTTTTCATATTACAGGAAGTAGTATGAGTATAGCTAATGATACTGTCACTAAATTAACTTTTGGAACTGAAGTTTATGATGCAGATGATGTTTGGAATACAAG